TCTTTCAGTGTTTTTGATGTATCTGTGAAATTTTTGTGTAGAATAGGGAATCCGCCTAATTCTGCCCATGCTTTACAATTTTTTTCAAAATCATCAATTAGGACATCCCCAACATTGTGCATGAATAGACCTTTATTCTTCCCACCCATCATAGGGATAACAGTAATATCTGTAGAGATATGCTTACGAACCCACTGACGTTTCTGGACTGCTGCAAGCTTGTAGTTGCTTTTAGGGCAAGCAGTTAGGATTGTTGGGTTCAGGTGTTTAACACTGTTAAAGAAGTCAATGGCACCTTCACATACTGGCAGATCAAGAAAGAATGATGGGTGTGAATTGATATGTTTCCACATCACATCATCTTCTAGATCATTATGGTTTGTTCCAAATAAAATTGGAAAGTGCTTGTCGAAATCTGCCATAACCCCATCTAGGTCAATGTAGAGATTTGCGTTATTCATAATATATCCTTATTTTTCTTCATTCTCATCAAACGCCGAATACTTCTCTGCAAGTTTATTGCGGCGATTCTCACGGCGACTTTCTAGATTACGATCTTTCTTACGACCATAATCATCATTATTACCCCATTCATCATCTTCCCATTCTTCACGGAATTTCTTGAATGATTTAGCCATCTGTTAGTCTTCCTTCTTTTCAGTTTGAATTTCAGTTATCAGTCCTGGGAACGATTCTTTTATAACACTAATTGGTAGCCCTGTCAACGGTTTTTGTAAAATCATCTGAATTAAAAGTCTTGCATCTTTCTTGTCCACATCTTCTAATAGACCTATGAATAGTTGCTCTCTTTTAATCTGGTTTAAGTTATCGTAACCAGCACCTTTTACAAAAAGTTTAAGTCTCCTAGCTTCCCTGAATAGCATCCCCTCAGAATCAATGACCTCACTTGGTTTGTATGGTGGTTCGCTATTCGGTAGCAAGACTGTTATATTCTTATCATACATGATTTGCAAGACCATTCTGAGCGGTTCCGAATTATTTTGCTTCAACCACGCTACTTTTTCGGGGTTATTTTTCTTTTTAATAGCTTCATTCACTATTTCTGCCAAAGAAAGTTTCATTTAAAAATCTCCAATATCTGCCATTAAGTTTCTTAATTTGTTTTCCATAAAGTATTTCATGAGGTGTTTTCTACCCGTATCCTTATCTATGTTGTATTTTTCTAAAATCATTTCACTATATTTATCGGGAATGCAATTTAGGTCAATAAGAACTCTATTTCTTTCGTAACGCTGTTTCTCTTCTTCATCCATGTTATCAAAACTTTTTGTAAAAAGTTCAATTTTCTTTACTGTCATTGGCCTTTGTCTTTTTCCAATAACAAGACAGTTATCTTCTGATAGTATATTAGGAATACCATCTCCTGAATCGCCTTTAAGAATATGATGTTTTAGATATAATTCTGGTGAAGAATTCTGTATCCACTTTTTTCTGATGGGATCATACTGTCTGATATTAGAATGAACTTGAAGCTGAACGAAGTCCTTATCTCCTGACAATATCAAAAAATTGTTATTGGATTGACTAAGGGTAGTCCCATATTCATTGCATATAGTTCCTATGATATCGTCAGCTTCAACAGAATCAAAATGTAGAACTTTATATGGGAAGAAGGCATCAAGTTCTTCCCTGATCTTGTTTATGATCAAGAATAGATTATTCCAATCAAGTTCAGATTCTTCTCTAGACTTTTTTCGATTGGCTTTATAGTAAGGGAAGTGTTCTTTGCGCCATGAATTTTTTCCGTCAGCGCAAATAACTAATTCTCCATATTCTCCTTGGAATTTTGCACGGGTTGCACGTATTGAATTTAGAAACATATGTCTAATCATATTTTCATCTATTTCTACGTTATGATGGTTTCCTATGGAAGCGAATAATGACGCTAACATAACCTGATTGTAATCAACTAATACTGGCATATTTTAATAATCCTTATATAATTCTAGTGATTCTAATATACACCAGAATTTATACTTTGTCAATCCTCTTCTTCTATATCAGGTAAATTTTCTACAAAGTCTTGTCTTATTTCATCAGTTATTGTTTCTTCAAAAGCATCATCTGCAAATTCTTGTAAAGGATGGAATATACCATTTGCTCTTAGATGCAATGCTGATATGGATTCCATGACTAATACAATATTAGGAAAAAGAACTTCTTCTTGATTTTCAAAATCAATGCCATCTCTGGTCATTTCTCCAAAAACATAGTGATGAAGCTTTTCACAAAATTCTTCTGAATATTTTCTTTTGTATTCGGCAGCTTTTTCTGCCATTTCTTCTAAACTTTGTGGGGGCGAACCTTTCTTTAGCTTTGGGAAAGCTATCACTTTGTTGTCAGACATTTTTCAAATTCTCCAATATATTTGTCCATTTCATTTTAAATGCTTGAATAGTGTTCTTATTCATAGAAACCTCATATCCCTTCACAAAGTTATTTATGGTTCCATTAATTTTTTTTTCTGCATTCAAAACCAAATCTACTGTTTGGTAGCATACGTTTGCATGATCATTCAGATTTTCTGTATATTCATATGCTACACTCTTACCTTCAGCGGTTTCTGTTAGGGCACCGTAGTTAGGGTGTATAGCCAAGCAACCAGATCGTATAGCCTCTATAAGAGCGATACATGAGGTCTCTTTCCATATGCAGGGATACAAGAAGATATGCGCTTTCTCAAGATAATTCAATACTGTTTGATTGTCTTTTGAGCCATGGTAAGTAATTTTGGGGTGGTTTCTAAGTTTATCAAATAGTTCTTTATATGGTTCGTCCCTATGACCCCATCCATAAATTTCGAATGATGAAAACACGTCAAGATGTATATTGTTGTGTTTTTTTGATAGAGAATCGAATATTGGGTAAAGCAATTCAAGTCCACGGTGAGGTGTTGTATGATATACAAAATTTATTATATCATTTGGCTTTTCTTTATGTTTGATATCAACATCAACCGCATTAGATATCACCACACATTTTGAGTATGGTATATTGTAGTATGCGATATACATATCTCTTTGCCATTGTGAAACAAAAACAAAATAATGAAATTTCTTCCATCCGTCATTCAAAAGAATTTTATTTTCTGGGTCTTCCGCCAAATCATGTAACCATAGAATGTTTTTCACATCTCTGTAAATTTCTCTTGGTCTTGATAAATGAATGGCATAACCTTCTAGTAATTCTTTTGGTATGTGGCGCAAGAGGCGGTCTCGCATCATTTCTGTTCCGCCTCTCGCATTTTTAGAAAGTTCAGTCTCTATGACCTTACCTTTGTAGATGCAACTCATGTCATTACATACATTTTCTTTAGGCGTTCTTTGGGGCTACCCCACAAATCATTTGCTTTGACTTTAATAAAACGCTTATTGGTTTCATTTTTGTTTGGGTTCTCCATAGTAATCCACGGATTTTTTCCATTCAACCAAGCAGTTTGCTGGTTAATGATTTTATCCCCAGGGTTTCTATCACGCTTCATTCCAGCCAGCGTTGCACTAGATACATTGCTGTGCTGACCTTTAGAAACGTATGTTTTGCCAGAACTTTTTTTAGCCATAATATATTCTCCTTTAATTATATTTTTTCAAGTTTCAATACACCCATTTCTCTAAGTATATTGTAATTAATATTTGTCAAATCTCCACAAGGGTCAAGTCTTACTGTAGCTATTAGTCTGTCCATATATTCAAGTTCTTTGTCATGGTCAGCAGCTAGAGAAAGAGACTCGAAAACTGTTTCGATATCATAAGGATTTTCAAGAAAGATTTTTCTTTCCTTCTTGGGCATTTCGCTCCTTTTCATAGATTGTTTTGATTGTTTCATGTAGTTCTTTTACACTTCCATTATTGTGGATTCTATATGTTCTTATTGAAAATTTTTCAGGTAGGATGTGTGATTTTATGATGTTTGTTTTTTTATTTATCACAAATTCTTCAACTAGATTGCCGTCAAGATACCTTCTGGAATCATTGGAGAAATCACAACCTTCTCTGGTTAACTGAACCAAGCATATGTTATTGGCTCCAACTTTATTTATAATAGGAAAAATTTCTTCTCTAAATCCACCGTCACTGAAACAATAATCTACAGATGTCTCAAGCTTTTCAGAGACTTTCACGCCAAAATAATCTTTACCATACTTAGGCTTGATAACATCCTCAGAAACATGAATTAGCGCATCTCTGCGGCTTCTATCACCTAGTATAGTTTCTTTACGTTCTTTTACTGATCTATCAGAATAACCATCCATGAACCATTCTTTAGTTACATTGAAATAACTGTAAGTTTCTTCGAAAAGTGCATCTTTGAATTCAATGTGCTTGAAATTTTTATTGTCTTTCAGATAAAGACAGGATTCATCTTTACCTGTTCTGGGAGGTCCATTAAAGATAATTATCATAGTGCTAATGCACCATTAAAAGCAGAAACCCATTCTTCTTTTGTAATGCCAGACAACATAAATTCACGATCATCACTATTCAAATATGGCATAGCATCATCAATACTACATGCATTTTTTTTCCAAGAAATATAGTCCTCTGGATTTACTGGGATATTACGGGTATGCTCAATACCTGTAATAGCACTAATACGTTTAATTTCCACCTCAATCTCCTTTTTATAATGCTCATTAAAAATAATATACACCATAAATCCTTATTTGTCAAGCATTTTTTTGTGTCCTAGCTTGGCTATGTAGTAAGAATCTACAATGTCTGATAGTGGGTTCCACTGTTTCGTGCTCTTTATATCTAGTTCTTTTCTTATGTCGAGTCCAGTCTCTTCTAAGAATTTTTCATACATAAATTCTTTATTTGCATTACCTTTACCAGTAGCAAATTTTTTAATCTCAGGTGGCGCAAATACATCATATTTGATGTTCTTTGACCATAAACCATATTTTAATATACCAGTGTTCTCTGCTATTTGAAATACCCTTCCAATAGCATTGAAGGCATACCCTTCTATGAAGCATTTATTTACTTCTCTTCTGTGACTAATTACTGATGCCCACTGGGAAAGATTATGATATCTTTCTGCATCACTATTGTATTCTGGGTATTCCATACCCTTGAACTTTTCATTAGTAATAACTTTCTTGGCAGAAGAAACAATGTAATAAAAGGTGCAGTTTTCAACACTCCATTCCTCTCCATCATGAACACATATAGCTGGACTTGTTAA